CCTGCACAATGCAGTTATGATGTTAGACGACGATACATACCAGGCACGTTTAGATATGCAAAAGCAATATTGTGATGCATTTTATAATTGGGAGGTAAGAGCTATGCAGTGGAATTCATTCTTAGAGAGTAGGCTATGACATCTCAGATTGTGACATCTCCGGACTTGATTAAAAAAGAATCTACTGAGTTGGAAGCTAGGTTAAAGCTCCAGGGCCCATACAATGTTTACCGCGCTGTTAATGAGGTACAGAAATTTCTAGAAGTGGTGGATAAGGAATACCATCTAACTTTTCTCCAACGAGAACATTTAAAAAAAACGAGATTGACATTTGACAAATTATTTAAATATAAGTAGCGAAATAGTTACAGCAGACAATCAAGATGTATTTATTGACTTCCTAAAACAAGAAAGAGAAGCAAGTCGGGAAAGAGATCGTAATTCTGATTGGTTTAAATACCTGCTAGACAAAGATTTTTGGGAATTGTATCCCATGTGGACTATGTCAAGAATCGATGGTGAAGTGTGGACTATTGCTGCTGTACAAAAGCACAACTTTCCTAGTGGAACATATCGAGTGATGTCCAGATTGTATTCTAAGAAAGAGATGCGGAAGGCAGTTGATCATATGCCTAGATATGCTGGACATAAATGGCCGGCCAAGTCTACTTATTTGTTCCCACCAATGTTAGATATGATGAAATCAATTGAAGGCTCTACTATGATCATGACTATGGAGCATATCAAGAGAGCTAGAAATTTAAATGTTATTAGTAGGTATTTCAATGAACATTATGGAACAAATTTTGTCGTACAGCCACATATGTATCAAACATTTAATGATCGTGATAATTGGAAATCATGGCAAGTACTAACTGCTGATGGTGACATTGATCTACCTTATTTAACAAAAGACGAATGGAAACTTAAATTTCCAAACGCTGGGCTTTCTATAAAGGCATCTCACCCTTCACCCTAGGGATCCCCATTCTTACATTAGTACCAAACACTAGCATACAAGCCCATTCGCCCTTCATCATTGGAGGGAATTCTATGACATGTATCATCTTAGTTTCAGCATTCCACCATACCATACCACCAGATTTATGTACCGGTTCATGATATTGAATTAGTAGTTGCTCGTTTTTGTCATCGGTGAATTTCTTCAGAATTGGCATAGTTCTTTCACACTGTATAGGTTTAGCTGTTCCAATGACTTGGTCATCTTCGTCTATAGAGTCTAGCGTTTTATTCTCTTCTTTATTCTCTTCTGCCAATGCACCTCCAATAGGTACACACAGCATTACTAGGACAGTAATAACTGCAGCGGCGACTTTAAACATTATACTTCTCCTTATAAAGGCTTCTGTACTCCTGGAATAGATGTATATAGTCATCGCGCTTTTCAATAAATAGTTGTGGTTCATCTTGCTCTACAGCAATGACTGTTACTAACCGATTGATAGGTATCTTTGTACGCTCCTCAAACATTACAGCATAAGCCGCTTCTTGCATAAAGTAATTACTAATCCACTTACGTTGTTTTCTTTTATTAGCAGTCTTAAAATCTATAATAGCTGGTTTGCCTTTAAACATTCCTATACAATCTACTCTACCCGCAGTTTTTAAATAATCACTATACAGGGGGCATTCAATTGCATAAACATCTTCTAAGTAATGATCAAGTATTGGTTTAATTTGCTTAAACATAAACAAATTATTTGGTTGTACTTTACTGAAATCTAACTCTTGATTACCAACATAATCTTCACAAAGCTTGTGTACTTTAGTTCCACGAGTAGATGCTTTTCGAGAAATTTTATTAGCCTCTTTTTCACCTACTCTTTTTCGCCATTTCATGATGCCTTCTTTAGAGGCTAACCCGGTAATTGTAGTAACCGAGGGATATTTATTACCCTCTGGAGTAAGATAGTATCTACTCCCTTCAGTTGTTTCGGTTTTTAATTCATCAAAGTCAATTAGAGTGTGCTTAAACATAATTTAATTTATTCTTCCCGATAATATATTCTTTTACAACATCTGATCTAACGATATCTTCAATACCAAATTCAAAATGTGTAAACGATCTAATACTATTTAGGATCTCTATAAACCGGTTTAAACCAGATCGTTCTTCAGTTGTTTTTAAGTCGGATTGCCTATAATCACCACAGAATATAATGCGACAATTAGGTCCTACTCGTGTTATTAAACTATCAAGTTCATGAAAGCTCATATTATTGATTTCATCTATCAATAAAATACAATCCCGGAAAGTGGTACCACGTACAAAACTTGTTGTTAAGAACTCTGTAATATTCTTTTGTTTTAATATATCGTAAGCGTCGCCTCTCCCATAAAGCTCATTACATATCTGTACGTATGGATCCTCATAAACCTGAGCTTTTTGTCTCCAATTGCCTGGTAAGAATCCCATGTCTCTAGTAGGAACGGCTGATCTTAAAAAGAATAGTTTTTGATACTTTTTTTCTTGAATTGATTTGAGTGCAAGATAAGCAGATATAAAAGTTTTGCCAGTACCCGCGACCCCATGTAATACTAGATGATCACCTCGTTCAAATGCTTGAATGGTATCTAGTTGTAATTTTGTTAAAGAAAATTTTTGGTGAATATTAACCATATTAAATTTAGAATTTAACTGGTTCTTATCATCTATAATCCCTTCTTCTCTCTGAAGTCTTTTTTGTCTTTTTGATAATCTAGATTGTTGTCTTGGCATTACACGTCTATTGTGTTGCTTAAACCAGATGATTTTTTAATGGTCTTTAGCATATCAGTCCAGCCACCATCCTTCTTTATTCCACCTACGCCTGATACAATGGCAGGCGCAGTAATTTCTTGCCTAAGGTTAGGGTTGTCTTTAAGATGTTGTTCTAACTCGACCCACTTCATATTAACTTCATAGGTTTCGTTTTTATCGGTATTAGTGATTATGTAAATTGGCATTAATCCTCGGTTTCTAATTTTAATAGATAATTTAGATCTTTAGATTTTAACGCGTTACTCAGTTGACGCTGTTTCTTTCTCTTTTGATCTCTTTCTTTAATTTTCTTCGATGTAGAATACTCATCATCGTCAGCATACTCAAGCAACTTGTATGATTTACGAATCATTTATTTAATTCCTATTTTACTTGGACCTGGGGAAACGCTGTTGTTACTACATTAGGACTAATGCCTTTAATGTTTCTATGCTTCATTTCAAGGACCAGCTTGGCATCCTTAGGTGCTATTGTTTCTAGAAGTCTAATAAACACTACTTCTCGTTTGGCTGGTTGAACATTTTCTAGAGCATTACCATCTACTGAAATGAAATATTTCATCTTTCGCATCTGGCCAATCAAAGCACCTTCAAGATCAGTACCATTACCTTCCTCGTCTATACCTTCAGCTGCTTCGTATGGAGGATCACCTTCTGGTAGCAACCATTGAATAGTTGGATTATATGTTAGTTGAAGTAGATCAATTAATGCAGTCGATTCATGCTGTTTAAGAATGTCCGCTTTGATCTTTACGTTTTTGGATTTGCGCACTTCAGCTACTATTTCGTGGAGTGCTCTAGTATATGCCATTAAAAATCACCTATATTTTCAATTAAATTCTTTAATTTCTTTTCGATAAAATAATTAAATAGTTTATCTCGTGTATTATTAGTACCGATGTTATATGCTTGTTTTATATTCTCTTTAACATCCTCTGGAACTAAAGATAAGTCAACGAGTCTCCTATTGCGATTCCAATTAGTTTTGTATTGTTGTAGTTCTTCGTCTTCAACTACATCATCAATTTTCATCTCAATAATCTTATTTAGTAGTTTAGATCGTAGTGGTCTCTGCCGACCATTAATAAAACAATCATCTTTAGATAATATATTAGGAACACCATCGCCCCTATCCCCCTTGGCAATATGCTCTTTGAGATATTCTTCAGGATTGTTGTGCTTAATCCAACGCTTACGGACAGGATCATATTGCACTACATTCTCATACTGATGTAGTTGTATGAAATCTTTATCTCCAGAAAGAATCATAATCATTTCTGAACCATTCATTAGCTGCGATCCTTCAATATCATGAACAACAGTTGCAATGATATCATCTGCTTCACAGGTTTCAATTTGAATGACTTTATAGGGGAAATATTCTTTGATCTCGTCCCTGACATTATTCAGGCAACGAAAGATCGAGCTCCAGTCTAACCCAGACTCGTTCCTATTCTTCTTTCTGTTTGCTTTATAATAAGGGAAGATTTTCTTGCGCCAATAATTTTTATCATCACAGCAGATAACAAGTTCCCCATAATCCTTAGAAAAACGATTTCTGTATCCTCGGAGGGAATTTAATACCATGTGACGCACAAGGTTTTCATCTAACTCAACGTTGTGGTGTGATCCTATCTGAGCCATCAAATTTGAAATCATCACCTGATTCATATCCACAAGTATCATAATATACTATTCTTCTTCCATATCCTCATCATCAAAATTGATATCAGCATCTTTGAGGTTGATTATATTTTGCGCAAATTCTTGGAGAGGATGCCTCATCCCCATTGATCTCGTCATTGCTGACTTGATCGATTCGCTAATTAAAACTAAATCGTATTTAATTTGTTCATCTGATTGCAAATCAAACCCATGAGTCTCAAGTGTCCGGAATACATCAAACGCAAAGTCCACTGCATGATTTTGAATGAACTTTTGTCTGATTAATTGCGCGTGGTTTTTTAGCTCCTCTTCATTTTGAGGAGGATGTAGTTTCGAATTGCCTGGGAACGCTACAATATTCGACATGTACTACCTCTTATAGATGGACACATAACTATTTAGGCTTTTTCTTACGGCGCTTCTTCCTCGTTTTCTTTACGGGAGTACTTTTTGCTGCCGGCGCTTTATCATAATAGTCGTCATCCATCTC